CCAAGGAAACCGCCTTATTAAAATTATATTCTTCCGCAGGAGAATTGTTCGCAGGCCAACACACAAGAACAAAAGGAACAACTGGAAGGTGCTTTTCGCCTTATGTCTGCCTGCTTGGTGCGACAACAACTTCTGGCCTTTCAAAGGTGACGGAAGAAAATATCAAATCAGGATTAGGGTCAAGGCTTTGGCTTTTTTATCCAGACGATTCACCGAAGTTTAATAATGAGTTTGAAGGATTCTCTGCGATGCCTCAAAACTTGTGGCTTAGACTTTCAGAGTTGAGAGGTGACGAGCCTGACCCAAAGAAAGCCTCGGACATTCCCGAACTTTCTGGGCCAGTTAAAGGACTTGTGCCTGCATATTATAAGGCCCTCAAAGAATTTATCTTTCATGGTGAAAATCTTGAAGTGGTCGGAAGGGCCACAGAAACTTTTAATAAATTAGTTTTGATTGGCCATGCGATGAAAGAGGGCGAAGATTATTTACGCAGAGAAATAAACAATTCAACTTTGGATTGGGCCTTCAAAAATACAATCATTGTCTGCCAAAATACTCTGCTTCTCCTTGACCGCTATTCTTCACATTTAAAAACTCTGGAAAATGCGAAAATTAAAATCCACACCTATTTAAAAAAACATCCAAAAACAAAAAAGGAAATCTCAAATAATTTTAAGAAATTCGATAAAATTATTCGTGATAGGGCCTTGGAAGATTTACTCGATTCAGGATGTGTCACCAAGGATGGAGGCCAATATAATGCGGTGGGCGAGTATGCTTAAAGGTATAACGAGGTATAAGAAAATAATTTGGATTTTAAATTTTCTTCTTTCATAGGGAAACTAAGTCCTTGAATGTTCCAAAAGGTATAAAAAGGGCCTTAAGAGATATGAGTTGTCTTTATATATTATAAGAAAGGATTAATAATGATTGATGTAAATGGTCTTAAATTTAATTCTCAACAAAGTTTGAAGCTATATGTCAGGAAATTAATTGAAGATAATCAAGGTGTCATAATGGAAGGAAATGTTCTCTGGAACTTTTTCCTTTCACTAATCGGAAGGCATCCACAGGCAAAAGATAAAATCGGGTGTGGCATCGAAAAGATTAAATTAGGCAGGAATTATTCAGGCGGATGTGCGGTCGATTTAAAAAGAGTCGATGGAACTTATTCCGATATAAGTTGGGTTTCCTGTGTCACAGGCAGAGGAAAAACACCAAAGGCGAATTTACTTTCTGCGATGCGATTGGCAATAGATGACGAAATCAAATTCTTTTCCGACAATGACAAATCAATCTTCTGTGGAATATGCGATAAACTTTTGGACGATGACTTCCACATCGACCATGAAATTCCATTCAAGGATTTGGCAGAAAGATTTTTAAGCACCGAGGCAAAGCATCCGACAGATTTTGGCGATGACCCTTCGACCAATCAGGCAAAATTTAAAGACTGTGACGAGTTATTTTGCAAAAGGTGGAAAGAGTTCCATTTCTATGAAGCGACCTTGAGAAAAACCCATGCTTATTGCAATTTATACAGGCGTGGTTAAGGCCTATTGAAGTCCAAATGGTCAGATTGACCATACGATAAGGGTCAGGCACAATTTTTCAAAATAGAGGGAATTTCCATGACTGAATCCGTTGTAATTAAATGCCAAGGTAATGCGACCGCAAAACTAGGTGAGTTAAATATTATCCAAGGACACCTGAAAGAATTGACCGATGAAAATTATTTGAAACTTAAAAATCAAATAATTCAAAATGGATTTATCGCACCTTTTTTTACTTGGTCAAAGGTCAATGGCATACCGAAGCAAAAAGATTTGTTGGACGGAACGCAGAGAAAATTAACTCTGATTCGGATGCTTGATGAAAATGTTTCCATGCCAGAAGATTTTCCCATTGTTGAGATAGACGCTCCCGATGAAAAGACCGCCAAGAAAATTATTTTATCGCTTTCCTCACAGTTTGGAAAAATATCCGAAGAATCCCTTTTCGAGTTTGCACACATGGATTTTTCTTTTGACGATATTGCCGATAATTTTGAGTTCGATGCCATTAAGTTTGACCACTTCAAATCCAATTTCTTTGAAGATGAACTGAAAGAAGAAACAAAAGAAAGTGAGCAGGCCGGGCCTTCCTTATGTCCAAACTGCGGATTCAATATGTCCGAAAAAGAAATGTGATAGGATAAAAGAAAAAGGAGAAGTCCTTATGATTATGGGCCGACCATCCGACTATCAAAAGAAATATTGCCAAATGCTTATCGAACACATGGGCCAAGGATATTCCTTCGCCTCCTTTGCAGGAAAAATAAAATGTAATATTGATTCCCTTTATGAATGGAAGAAAAAATATCCAGATTTTTCCGAGGCTCATACCTTAGGCCTTTCTGCCAATCTTTTATTTTGGGAAGGAAACGGAATTTATATTTCCGTCAAAAACAAAGGAAACTTTTCAGCTTGGCGATATAATATGGCGAACCGACATGGATGGAGGGACAATCAAGACGACATGGGAACGGAGGCCTCACCGATTAATATTGTGATTAAAGAGAGAGGCAAAGAAGAAAAAAATGATTGAGCGATATATAATTATCACATTGATGACCAAATATATTGCCAAGGTCTTTTTTCATGACGACAGAAAATTGGCAATCCATTTTATGAACACAGAAAATCTGGATTTAATGGGAACTCCAAAAACAATCATCTTGAATGGAAATCCACAGAAAGTTTTGGACTACATCGAAGCAAGGGAATACGATATGACCCACCTATGAAAATTAAAGAAGGTCAAATCTTTGCATCTTATTGTGAATGGTGGGACACCATAGACATTATTTTAATTATAGGGGAACATCCTGACTTAGATGGATTTTGGATTTATCAGCATCAATGGATTGAAAATGAATTTCCAACTTCCATAATAACACCAAAACATTTGAATAAATGGGATTTCATAGGGGAACTATGATAGGGGAACTATGAAGTTCAAACTTAATCAAATTTATTATTCAGAAATATTAAATGAATTATTTTTGGTGACAGGTGTTGACGGAAATAGATGCAGGCTTCTGCACGAAGCAGAAATCTTTCCATCGAACTGGATTTGGGATAAGGATTTTCTTGTTTATATAGGTGATTTATAAAAGTAATAGAACTTTCCACCAAACAACTCGACTTCCTAAATAGAAATAACAGAATCGGATTACTACTTGCAGGCCTAGGATTTGGAAAAACCTTCATCGGTGCTTTGTGGTTAATAAAAAAAGCATTGGAAAATTCCAACACTCATTCCGTAATGTCATCAAAAGATTACGGCCAACTCACACAAGCATTGGACAAGGAAATTTTAACTGTGCTTTCGATTATGGGAATGGAAGAAAATAAACATTTCCACAGGATGAAGTCACCGAAATTAACTTATACATTCAGAAATAAATCCACAATCACAGGACTGTCGGCCCTCAATTATGATTCCGCATTTCGGGCAATAAATGTAAATTTCCTTTTGATGGATGAACTTGCCTTCTATGAGCCAGAGGCATTTCAAACTGCATTGGGCAGAGTGAGAAAAACTCCTTCACAGATAAGATGCATGACCACTCCGCAGGGATTTAATTTTGTTTATGATTACTTCGTGGATAAACCTCCAAGCGATTCATTTATTATTAAGGCCACAACTTATGACAATGAACTTCTGCCAGAAGAATATATTCAATCACTCAAGGACGCTTATCCTGACAAATTATTTCAACAGGAATGTTTGGCGGAATTTATCGACCTCACCGCAGAGTCAGCATACTTTTCTTTTACCAAAGAATTTAATGTGGCCGGGGTAAAAAAAGAAAATAACATTCAACTTTATTGTGCCTTGGATTTCAATGTGAGCCCTATGTGTTCGATTATTTTTCAGGTGATTGATAATAAAATTTATGTGTTTGATGAAATAATAATTCCAGACAATGCGGACACCTATAAATTTTGTCACCTCCTTTCCCAAAGGCATGGAAACAAAATAAATATTATTGCGGATTCAACAGGAGGCAATCGCTCAACTGTTGGGCCTTCAAATCATACCATATTAAAAAACTCTGGATTCAATCTTGTCTATTCCCGAAATCCCTTTGTCTTTGATAGGGTAATGGCAGTTAATAAAATGCTTCAAGATAAAAGAATTATCATTGACCCGAAATGTGTTCATTTGATTCGGTGTCTGTCCAAAACTACTTGGAATAAATCAGGGAAACTTGACCAATCAAAAGATAAGACCCTGACCCATTCTTCCGATTCTTTGGGATATGCTGTATTCAAATTATTTCCACCGATAAATAATATTCAGAGGCCAATAATTTTATCCTGATTGTTGTGGGCGACTAAATAAGTTATTATCAAAATAATTGAGGAAGCGAAGTTTATGGAAATTAATTTACTTGATAGCGATTATATTTCAGACATCCTTGCAGAAGTGGAAAGCACAGAGAACAGGAACAGAAAAATCCAAACATGGTCGGCCTACAATATTTCACATGGTGACATTCTTCCTTATGTCAGAGAGGAAGTGAGGCGGATGCTTCCTCAATCATGGAAACAAATGCGGATTGCCGATGTGAGCCTGTCAGAGAAAATAATTTCCAAAGTCGCACAGGCATATAAAGAGTCGCCAATCAGGATGACTGAAAATGAAGGCGACTCCGAAAATCTTAATAATCTCTATCAAGATATAATGGCAAACGAAAAGATGGACGAGTTCGACTTCATCTTCAATCTGAATCGCTATGCCTTATTGTGGATAAACTTTCGTGAAGAAAATGGAGTTCAATTTATTCCACTCCATCCGTTTGAATTTGATGTGATAAGAAATAAGTCGGATGGTTCTTTGGAAGTGGTGATTCTTTCTTATCCTGATTCAACTGTGACCCATACTGTGAATTATAATCCCTTGGATAATCCAGACACTATCAATCAAAGAATAGTTTCACATCGGGCAGATGAAGGGGAATATAAGGAATATGCAATTTGGACGAAAGACCAACACATATTAGTCGGAAGAAAAACTACGATAAACGACCAAGGAAATAAAAACGCTCAAATCATTTACATGGATATTGACGGAAATCCTTCAAACATAAATCCGCTTGGCATCTTGCCTTTTGTTTATCTGTCAAAAGACGATGGAGGGAACACGCAGGCATATCCAGTTCCAAATCCAATCACAAGGCAATCGGTTTTTTATAATGTCTTGAAGTCGGATGAATTATCTTCTGCCGCCCTTCAAGGCTATGGCATAAGAATAATTTCTGGAACTTCTGAAATGTTAAACTCAATCCAGAAAATGCACGAAGGACTGACAACTGCAATCGAACTTCCTCAACCCGATGACCCTTCACAGGCCAGAACAGAATTAAAATTTGAGAGGCCCGGCCCTGACCTGTCAGGAATGAGAGGGTCATTCGATTCTTATTTATCTCAAGTCTTAAGTCAGCATGGAATAAATTCGGCTGCCGTTTTGAATAATCAGAATGACCAATATAAATCAGGCCTTGATAGGATAATTGCCAATGCGGATGTGCAAGGAATAATAAAACAAAATCAAAACTATTATTCCAGAGTCGAACAGAAAGCGTTCGACATTGTGAAAGTCTGGACGAATCTTTATGGTGATATAAAATTTTCTCAAGATGCGGAAATGCAGATTATTTATCCGAGGCCTCAAGTCTTAATCTCTGACAAGGAAACATTAGATAATATTAAAATGCTTCTTGAACTAGGCCTGATTCAAAAGCACGAAGCCTTGATGAAATTAAATCCGAACCTGAAAGAAGATGAAGCGATTTCCAAGATAGAAGAAATTGAATCTGAAAAAGAAAAAAAAGCTCAAAAGTTTTTGACTCCTTTGATGAACAATAAACCTCCTGTGCCTTTGCCAGAGGAAGGAAAAGAGAATGGGAATATCGAAAATCCAGAGAACGGAAATCGACCTGTCAGATGATTTGGCATCCGTTCCAAAAAGTTTAAGACCGCAGGCAATCGCCTCCATCGGTGAAGAATTGGTGGGCTCGATAAAAGATTATTTGAATGAAGGCGAGTCGCCTGTTGTTGGCCATAAGTTTCCAAAGCTATCTGATAAATATGCAGACAATAAAAAGGGCGGTGACAAAACTCCGAACTTAAATCTTGAGGGCGATTTATGGGATGCCATAGGCTTTGAAAGAAAAGGTGACACTTTAATTATCGGTGTTGATTCGGGCGAACAATGGAAAGCGGACGGACATAATAAACTATCTTCCAAGGCGGATGAACGGATTCCTTTGCGAAGATTTATTCCCAATGACGATGAACTGGAAGGCTTCAAGGATTTTGAAAAGATTGTTGCCGATGTGGTGGAAATTTACGGAGCAGAAGGAGTCGAGGAATCACAAGATATTATTGAAACCTATTTTACCAGACAAGCGGAGGCAGTTCCAGTTGTTAATATTTCCCTCTCAGATATTCGGGAAGCGGATATAATAGGAACGGAAAAAATTAAAGTTAAGTCTGGCTCGTCCGTTGAGATAAAGGGAATAACAAATGCGGATATTTTAAAATTATTAAAGAGAAAAAAATAATGCCAATCAAGGTGACAAAAAATTTTACCCTCTCACAGAAATTCCATGTGATTCAAAAGTTATATATGCAGAAAGCACCGCCAACTATCAGGGAGGCAATCTTGGCGGAAATGTCCAGAGGCTCGTCACCTGTAAATGGTGGGCGGTGGGATTCTCCATATTCCGAAAGCTATATTAAAAAGATTCAAAGATATTTCTCTGGCCTTAAAAGAACCTCGCCTGTTAATTTAAAGTTGTCTGGTCAACTATATGAAGATTTACAGGTGATAGTTAAAAGCGATAATAAAATGCTTGTGGATTTTAAAAAAGGAAATAATTCCGATAAGATTGCGGAAATCCATAATTCGACAGGATGTTATGGAAGGATAAGACAAATTCTTCCATCGCAAGAAGAAGAAGAATTTAACTCATACATCACAAGAAAAATGGACGAAGTTTTATATAGCGTTGTAAATAGTGTAATAGGAGAATAATATAAATAATAAATCAGGAGGTCTTATGTCCGAAGGGACTGTTGAAACAAAGGTCGAAGGGCCAGAAGTAAAAGTTGAAACCAATCAGGAATTGAATCCAATTCTTTTAAAAGAAGAATTGGACAGGATTAAGGCGACCAACGAAAGATTGTTGTCGGAATCCAAAGACTACAAGAATAAATATTCTTCCTTGAAATCTTCGGTGGAAAATGAAACCAAAAAGAAACTTGAAGATGAAAAGGACTGGAAGTCCCTGCTCGACAAGGAAAGAGATTCTAATTCCCAATTAAATGAAAATTTAATGAAGATGAAGAAACAGACTTTGAGAAAAGCATTGGATTTTGAAGTCGCAAAATATGCGAAGGATGCCTTCGACATAGAGGATGTTATTGCTTCCCTTGATAAGGATTCCGTAAAAATAGATGAAGAAAATTTATCTATCATTGGAGTCGAGGAAGCTGTAAATGCCTTGAGAGCGAAGAAAAATTATTTATTCAATTCAAATAAAAAACCTGCGATGGTCGATGACAGGCCCGGATTTACTAAGCCAGAAAAAAAACCAATAGAAGAATTAACCATAAACGAGTCCCTTGCGACTTTAAAAGATTTAATGTCGATTAGGGAATAAGGAGTTTACCTTGGCAACAACAACAACAACTCAGGCAGCATCAATAATTCAAAAATTGGTGAGCCAAATAGTTCAACAGACTTTAATTCAAAATTCTGTTTTGATTCCATCAATAACAACTTATAACATCCCAAACGGAGCAGACACTTTAAAGATTCCAAGATTTACTGCCCTTGCTTCTGTTCCAGTAGTAGAGGGAACTTGTAATACAACTGCATTGGCGACTGTCACAACAGATGACTTGGTAATGAATATCAATGAAGGAATTTTCTGGGCAATCTCTGACAAAGCGAGTGTTCAAACTGCCATTGATATGTCAGTTCAATTAGTGAAGGATGGAGCGAAAACTTTGTCCGCATCTATTGACAATGCTATCGTGGCGGAACTTTTAAAAGCATCTGCTTCCGCACCTGACCATGATATTTTTTATAGTGGAACGGCCGATGATATAGCAATCGGTGACATTGTGGAGGCAAGAC